GCAGTTTCAGATAAGACCTCACTACGAGTCGCAGGTGAACTGCTTGAAATAGAGATCAAACTCACTGATGATATTACAACAGATGGCATAACTGGCGCAACCGTCAAAGTGAATTGGACTGTTTCTGACACTCCGACTGACATAACGCTTGATGAATATGATGATGGGCGTTATGGAAAGGTGCTGAACACATCCGATTTGAGCGATAACAAGAGATGGAGAATTACCATTTGGTCTTCCCATATTTACTACAACGATGCGAATGACTATTTCGACCTAGATTTGAACCATGAAACGGAACTCACGTACACAAATGTTGACACAACTCCACTACGTTCTTCACTAGAAGAAATATCTGTATTAGCAGAGATTCCAGTAGAAGATATTCTTCCATCTCCAGAGATTGAGGCACTGCCTGTTATCGGTGGGCTAACAACTGTGGCAAACCCACCAGGTATTGTAACAGAAGATGATATATTTGTTTTATGTGAGTACAGTGGTGCAGTTAATGTATCAGTAGCAGAATTTACTGCGTCTACAGCCTCACTATCTTCGTATCGAGTATGGGTATCTGCCTCAGGAGAGTACGCGCTCGCATCAAGCTTGAACTGGTCTATCTCCTGAATTGTTTTTGCGGTTGGACCAAGTAGTAGCTCATACTCTGCGCCAGTTTCGCTCTTCGTTGTCGCAGTAGTGTTCTCTTGTCCACGAGTTACAGAAACAGTGTCATTCGCTGTATCTACACTGTTGACCCGAACAATTTCAACATTTGGGTCCTTGTCGGGCAATTGATAGTTCTGACTATCGAACCACACAAGATTGTATTTACCATTGCTCGGGTCAGGTAAGGTGCTCGCCTCGCCCGACTGGAGAGAAATTGTGGAGTCGCCGCTCGCATGAGAGCCACTCACACTCACCCGAATAAAGTTTTCTACTTGGTCTAAAACCATCTATTGAATATGAATGTATAGTATTTAAAAATCGATACTCCTTACGCGAGCTTAGTTGACACTGACGCCAGCGGTGTTCGCGCTGATTTCAAGTGTGTCAACATTACTCAGCGCATAGCTCTGCGAGAGCGAGCCTGTCAGGATGAGGTGGTCCTGAGAGGAACTGTCACTCGTATCAGAGGCAGTGAAGTTTGCCACAAAGAAGTACGAGTCAACGTCACCACTCGTGTTAGTGACATCGAACGTAATCTTTGCGTCATTATCGACTCCCCAATTGCCCGAGAAGTCGCTCGCACTGAGCGAAACATTACTCTGTCGAGTGTAGTTACCATCACCGGGCTCGGTCGAGATAGCGGACAGGTCATCAGCATCAGCAATGCTATCAACACTGTCATCATAGAGCCCAACTGTAACGCTCTCTGTATCAAGGTCGTTCTTGATCAAATACTCTTCGCCAAGGTCTGTAAGAATGCTTGCCATTATTGTGTCCTCCTAATTGTTATTTACGCTGTGCCGAGGTCTGCATCGAGTTCATTGACGACAACACTGCCGCCAGGGACGTAGAACGCGAATCGAAGTGAGTAGGTTGCAGGGTCGCCACCATCTGTGTGAACATACAGCCCACCCTCGCCTTCGTCAAGGTCTGCATCACTGAGGTCAGTATCGCGCACGCCTCCAAGAAGCTGCGCGACCCCATCAAACGAGACGTAGTCATCACTGCCACCAGCCTCGTTATTCAGGTAGAGCTTACCATCAAGCTCATAAATCTCATATTCATCAAGCTGTTCATTAATCGTACCGGCGTCGTAGTAGTAGTCGCCGTTTGCTTTTTCTGCCATAGGTTTATAAACCTCGTCCGTGTAATGACCTCTGAGAGCTTGTACAAATTAGGGCCGACTCTCTCGTCATCGGTGTCAATAATTACGTTATGCGTCGGCCATTTATATCAGTCGCGCCAGATTGGCTCAATTGTTGTCGTGTCGCCAAAGTGATATGGCGGCGTTGTTGGGAGTGGGTCGAACCCCTTCTTCGGTGAGGTTGCGAGCCGCCCCTCGACTGATTTTCTGAGCGATTCACTCTCATCAAAGTAAATCTCTTCTCCTGCGAGCGATTGTGTCACCGTTGTACTCGGATTGGTATTCTCAATACTGAAGCCAACAATGTCATCATTTCGCTGGAACTCTTTGAGCTTTGTTGATTCGACTGCATCATTTGTCTCCATATGTGCAATCAATTGTGCGCGCTCGCGCAAGTATGCATCACTATAATCTGATTCAATGCGCGCCGCCACAGATTCGAATGATTCATTGTTTACAATTGCGTGACGCATTTGCACTCGCGCCTTTCGCAACATTTCCTCTGCTGCATCCCTGATTGCATTCTCAATATTTTGGGCAAAGAAGGAAACGTTTGTGTCTCTATATGGAGATGTGCTCGCACCCAGCGATTCTAATGCTTCATCAAGGATTGTACGTATTGTGTCACGAGATGTGTTTCTCGTCGAATGCTCTCTGATTGCTCGATTCAGTTCACGGTTTGCAACATTTTCGAACTCGCTCACCGCATACTGTGGCGTCGATGCATACCGTTCACCAAGTTGTGAGAGCGTGTTGTCTAGCACTGTTCTGAACACATCGTATGCCAACTCACTTATTTCAGAGCGCTCACTCTTATACGAGGCGAGTTCACTGACTGAGCGAGACGTGTTCCATACCTGTGTTGAGCGGTTTGACTCCTCAACCTCATAATCAACGTATGGATTCCTGTCTTCGTCAACGCCAGCGATTGGAATATCTGGTGTTGGATTGTTGACAGAGGATGGAGACTCACCTTTGGTGATTACATTGTCAGGATTTGCCCCAGTCACGTCTGTCGCAACATCAGCATCAGTTGGTTCAGTGCCACCCTCGGGCGAGCCTTGTCCACCACTGTCATCAGATTGTCGCTGCTCGGGCGAGCGCATGTCTGGCTTTTGACCCTGCGTTTGTGTCTCTCCGCCCTGAGAATTGCTAATGTATCGAATAACCTGCTCATTTCTATCAACATTCAGGTCAGTCTCACCAGGCGTGCCAAACTTGAGGGTAATATCTTTTGCTCGCTCTTCGTCAACTCCTTGCTGCATGGCAACCTTTCGCACGACAGGCGTAAACTCTTCTTCAAGCTCGCGTCGAGCCTCCTTAATCTGTCGATTTACGTCCTGCTGTTGGGCGACACCCGACACTTGGCCGACCGTTGCACCAGTGCCGCCAAAGGCTCCGAGCGTGAATAGTGGCATTGGCATTGCACTCATAATCCACTGAAGGTCGAAGTTCAATGCTTCAGCAATGTCTGCCACCTCGCCCGAGATGGTTTCTACTTCAACGTCGCCGCGCACACCTTGCTTCATCCCAGGGTGGAAATTCTCCATCTCCTGATGTTGCATGAAGCTCGCAATCTCGCCCGAGTCCCACGGATTCTCTTCAGAGCCGAACATGAATAGCCAGAGTGGATACGCCTTTGAGGCAATCGCTTCATCATTGTCGGCCAACTTTTGTTTGATACCATCAATCCGGTCAGCCACAGCCTCGATTCGAGAGGTGCCAAACACTTCGCCAACATCTGCGTCTCGGGTGAGTGGAATGATTTCGTCTCGGCGGAAGCCTATCTTCTCATCGTTTGAGGCATCGCTGCCATCAATTGCCTCACCCCAGTAGACATTATCTGTTTCGAGAATATCCTGTAGCCAGGCCGCCGCGCCCCCAGACTCGGCCTTTGGAGCAGAGTCATACTCATTGATGTCATCAGGGGACATCAATATCTTCTGATTGGGGCGCGTTACTGCCTCCATCGTTTCAGCATTAATCAATTTGAGGCCAGCAATTTTATCAGGGTCGTCCTTGTGTGGCGCGACTTCGACAAGTGTTGTGCCGCGCACCTCTCGCTGGACGATTGCTTTCTTTGCCAAAAGGCGGAAGTCTCTCCCTGGCTGTCCTTCAAGTATTGCTGCTTGATTGAGCCAGTTGCCGATTCGCTCAACCTCGCGCCGATTCAGTCGCTTCGTCTCGATAAAGTAGCCGGGCTCAGTTACTCGGCTCGCAAAGGATGTAATCGGCTTTCGCACAATTGGCGTCGTCTCAAACTGCCGCCAATATTTGCGCATCTCATCCTTTGGCGCTTCAGTTCTATCATAGTCTGGCGACTCAAAGGTAAATGGTCGGCGAAGGTCGCGCGCATCCGACCCATCCATCGATTTTGCTGCTGCATCGAGTGAGAGTTCAGCAGCATTTTTGTCAGCCTGTGCGACGTTCGGTGTAATATTGAACGTGCTCCCATCGCCAGAAGAGGTGTTGTCATCAGTCATTGTATATCAGTATTATGAAAGTTCGCCAAGCGTAAATGGGCGCATTGATTGTGTATCCCCTCGTGCGAGGTTCTTCTTCGACTTTGCCCAGACAGCGAGCGCAAAGGCATCGCTGAAATCGTCATGTCCTCCTGGCGGATGTTCAATTCGCATCTTCCCAGAGCTTGTAAAACTAAACTCAAGGTCGAGGCATTGATTCACCAACTTGTTTCCAGCTTGGTCGTTCTTACCAGGAATGTATGGAATTGTAACATTTTCTTTCTGAATCTCATTTTTCAAGGTATTGTACAAGTCCTGTTTCTTCTCATTGGTGAATTTGAAGCCGCTCACCTTTTGGCCGAGGCCTTCCTTTACTTGGTCGACCGTTCCTTGGCCGAGGCTTGTCGAATCCACCATAATCTGTGAGAAGTTATAGTACGAGTCAAGCTCACGGATTCGCCCCATCGCATCTGTCATCGGTTTCTCTGAGGTGTGCTCAATGTCGAACACATTGCCTTCATCATCAAGACAGATGTAGACCGACTCATCGCCCCCAGTCGAGGCCAAGTCTACGCCAAGATATGTCACATCATCAGACTTTGTGACAACTTCCTCAGTACACGACAATATCTCGTCTCGCTGGAAGAAGGAGTCCGCATTCTCTTCGAATTGGCCGAGAATCTCTTGTTTAAACTGCATGACTGTGAGATTCTCTTTCTGCTCTTTGATAAATTCATCATCGATGAGCGGATTAGCTGAGGTGGGGACCTGCTGTGTGTACCATTTCGGGTCATTCGATTTTTCATAGAGAAATCCTTTCTTGCCGAATGGTGTACTCAGTAGAATGAATGTGCCGCCCCCAACTGCCATCATCGGCAGCAGCACTTGTTGGAATATTGCATCATCGATGAAGGCAGCCTCATCAACAATAATCATATTTTCTGGGCCACCATACCCGCGAATATTTGACCCATCTCGACCAACAGGAAGTGCAATGATGCGCGACCCATTGTCAAAGTTAATCTCCGTCCTTGTTGAACGGACGACTCCCCATTGGTCTTCAGGAATATTACTATTGCGCATTTCTGCCTGCACTTGGTTAAACAACTCCATCGACTGGCGCTGCGCCTTTGCCGTGAGGAGAACCTCTACTTGCTCGAAGGTGACGGCCTTCCACAAGGCAAGCCATGCTGCCGTCCGAGATTTGCCCACCCGTCGACCAGAGACAAAGACCTTTCTGTCATCATCTTTGTTCATAAATTCCTTCTGGTAGCCGAATGGCTCCTCGTCCAAGTAATGTTCGACAAAGTAGGACGGCTCATTGAGCAAACGTTGCGCGTTTACCATCAGTGCTCGACCTCAGATTGTATCAGTTGTGCTATTTGTGGCTTTAGAATGAAGACATTGCTCGCCCGAGGGGTTCGCATCATCTCGTCCGAGTGTATGAATGATTCTGGCAATGCAAGCACTTCTTTGGGCATTGCGCTCCCAGAAGTTGGTGTGAAATGAACGGACGAGTCGAAGCCAACTCTCAGAGTAATGTCTGCACTCGAATCAGTGTACAACTCTCTGTTGATGAAGTCGTACACGCCTTGCTCGATTTTTGCTTCAGATTTCACTGGCTGGATGTCCATCTCCATTCTGTAATAGCCGCCAGCAAAATCTTCAATCATATACTGTTATTCCTCGTCGAAGGAGGTATTCCGCATCTCGCTCAATTCTTTCGCAATGTTTGCTTGAGACTCGGCCTGCTGTGAGTCAGGGTCTTCGAGTAATCCAAGTTCTTTCATCTGGCGCGTCAATGTTCGGGTGAGGCGGTCATACGCTACGTTAAGGGTATTTTCTTGGTCTTCCATGAGTGGGCGGCCATCATCAGTGTAGCCGACCGTTTTATCCTCTTCGACAATTCCTACCTCATCGATGTACTCATTGGCGCGCCGCTGCTTGTGCATGTCGATGGCAATGTTTCGGACCATCTGAAGCTTTGCCATGTTGTCAGCATCGAAGGGCGCATCATCGAGCATCGATTCGACAACTGAATCAATCCAGGCCTGCTCCTCGGACGAGCGGTTGTTGTAGTAGTTCTGTCTGTCCGAGTGCATTCCATGCGTCTCGTGATGATTGTTCCCCTTGTTTGGAGTTTTGGTCGCCCCTCCGTGAAGATAGCAGCGACCATCACCAGTGTGGTCAGTTCTGAAGCCAGCCTTGTTGGCACAGTAGCCTACGTCCTGGTCCCACTCATCGGGCACACGTTTCTCACGAACGCGGGCATTACAGTACCAATCGTCCTCATTACTTTTATTAGGCATAGTCGAGACAGGTTTCTATTAAATACGTTATGCCTCGGGTGTTTAAATACCCCTTGGCCGAGGGTGGCCGCCCTTTTATAAGTGGCGGCAATTCTTTTATATACTTAGTCAAAATGGTCTGCTCTGTCACGAACTTTGACACGCAATTGTCTATGGTCCTTGCTACTCATTTCAGTGACGGCCATTAGCTCACGAAACTCGTCCGAGAAGAGCAATCTATCATTGAATTGTCCATCATTTTGTGAGAGTGCTTCGTCTGCCACAAGTGAGCAGATGGTGAGAAAAATCTTTTCATATGGTGTGCCGCACCACTTGTTCGAGTCGACGCCCACATCTTGGACAATTTCTCGGACTATTTCTCGTTGGCGCGAGGGGAGTTCGAGCACTGACATAAATGTTTCGAGGTCATTGGTTCGATGACTGGCGCGAATCGTTTCCTTGCGCGATTTCTCGCCCTTGCCGTGATTTAAGTCTTCGAGCTTTTTGAATTTTTGCCGCCTCTTGGTTGAGGTTCGCACCTCGTCTGGGTTAAAGTCTGTGGCCGCCTGACTGCCCCAATTGATGTCATATACGTTTCCTGTTTCGATTGTATCGTCTTCGCCAGATGATGAGCCATTGCCTGCCCCTCGGTCGAATGGGTCAAACAATGAGCGTACTGTATTCATGCTTATTATGTGATAGGTGCTCATTGTATAAAAAGGTTTCGGCCTTATGTGAGAGGCGCGCTCGCACAAGTAGTGCACTACTGATACGATTGTAATGGGTGCTCACACACCTTTGGTAACGTTGTACCAATTGTTTGAGTGGAAGCATGTGTTAATAAAGATGTGTGTATGTATTGGGATAGGTGTAGGCATGTATTGTATGATGGTATCAATAGTTGTGCAAGAGGAATATGCATACAATAATATAGAAATCCCCTCAACTGAGAAGAGAAATATCCATCACACTTCTCCCAATCCTTGTACTAACCGCTATGCACTCATTGCATATAAATGTTTCGCCTATTGGCCGAGATGAATTTTGGCTCACAAATAAATTTTGAAATTTTGGATATAGAATCGATGAAGTTTCAGATTACTCTTGGCCGAATGAAGAATCATGATAAACCCATTATGGTGCACTATATTTGAGTGATATTTTTTCAGG